ATAACTTTGACTTCTAGCAGGTTCGTTTTCTCCAGTATAGATATAATATAAAAACTTAGTAGCATAACTCTTAACCCTAACTGTAACCTTTAGACCTCTCTTGTTAGGTTTAGCAAACTGAGACATTACAATAGCGGTTATAGATGTTTTTCTAGGTTTTTCTAGTTTTCTAAGAAGCATCTCTCTTTGTGCATTGACAACTTTAGCACCAGTATAATTCATGCCTTCGCTTAGAACTTTGTTGAAAGTCTTATGTTGTAAAACGTCCATTTTCTTTTGGAGTTTCTTTAGATCAGTTTTTACTTGTATATCCATATTTGCCTTAATACTAAATTTGCCTTAATACTAAATTTGCCTTAATTATAAATTTGCCCAAGGGCTTTTTTTATCAAACTTTAAACCATTCTCATTAGCCACTTTGAGAATAGTCGATTTGCTTTTACCCAAAGACATTACCACTTCATTCAGTGATTTGCCTTTATCGATTTGCCTTTTGAGTTGTGAAACATCAATTTGCGGTTTATTGCTCATTATAGGTTCTCGTAATGTTCTTTTAATTTATTAATATACCAAATACTTTTCTCTAAGTCTTGAATGTTAGAGTCTTTATATTTGTGTCTATGAAGGTACTTTATGGCATTACCCTCTAGGTATGAAGGGAAATTTGCACCTAACTGTTGCCTTATGTAATCCAAACATTCAACTTTGCCTTTATTGTAATGTGGCGGTTTATTTACCATGTCTGCCATTTTTTAACCTCCTAGTTAATTCACGTTTACATTTGATTCTTAATTTTGCATTTGCCCTTTCACTTTTCACTATCTCCACTAACTCTTTGTAAGATGTGTTCTTTATATAATAGTGTTCTGTTGTGTATTTGCCTGTCTTTCTGTCGTAACTTTTTACGCTTGGTTTTAGTTTTGTTGGCATGTTTAAATATTTTGTCCCAATTTGCGTCTATTTTGTTTTTGTTTTCAGGTCTACGCTTACTACCTTTGCCTGTCATAATTAACCTTTTCAAAATTTGCATAAGGCAGAGATTTTGAAAGACTTTCTTTAATTTGCATTAAATCTGTTGGTATCATTCTAAACAATTCTTGCATACTAAAAAAGACAACATCTTTCTCTTTTTTATGTGCATTTATCATATTTGCCTTTTCATCATCATAGTCACACACTAAAGCATATTTGCCTTTGTCATAATCATAACACCTAATTTGCGGCTCAAGCTCAGAATAGCCATTTGCCTTAATGCAATCTTCTAAGGAATCATAAGCACGATATATCATATCTAACATTTGCATTTGCCTTTTTCTTTGATCTTCTACTAAAGATTTCTTAAATAACATTTTTGCCTTTTCAAATTTTATTTCCATATCTACACCAACAATTTTATAGATACGTTTCATACAACCATATTTGCATATAAAATTTGCTTCAAACCTTCTAAGCTCTCTTAATTCTTTATTTAATTCTTTACACAGTTTCATACAAAATTTGACATAAAAGTGTGTGTAGTGTGTAGTCCTTACGGACTACTACACACTCACTACACTAATATAATGTGTGGTGCACACACACTACACTTTCTACACACTTTTTACGCACACTTTTTTTATCCATCATAAGGGTTAAAATTAATTAGTCTATAACCAAAAGAAAGATCAACACCCTCAACATCTTTAACGTGTTCTACAACACCATTTGCTCTAAGTCTATCAAGAGACCTATTGATCTTATCTCTACTGATCTCTTTACCTGAAACATTAAAATTTGCATGATGTAAAAATGATCTTGCAGTAAACCATTTATCTCTTGGTTCTTCTTCGTCTAAAGCCAATGAATACATTAAACTAGCTATCTTCTTATCTGTAGCTTGTAAAATAGCTTCATTAACATTTTCTTCATCTTCTTGCTCCTCGTCATCATCAACCTCTATCAATAAGCCAGAAGTCATCTCAAGTCCAGCACCAATAAGATTTTCTTCGTGAAACTTAAATCTTTTCTTTGTCATACCCATACCATCTTTATTCTTAGTCTGCTCAAAATTGACATACATAATGCCTTCATCATCCTTTCTTTTAACTTTAAACTCTCCATCTATACTTGCATCAAGCACAGAAGAACCTCTAGCTCTGTTGAGATTACCTCTACCTGTGTGATGTACTAGCAAAACAGCACATTGGTAATCATGTATTAGCTGATCTGCCGCTTTTACAAACTTATTTACTTCTTGAGCTGAGTTCTCATCGCCAGAAAATGATCTTTGAAACGTATCAAATATAATCAAACCAATATCTCCAGACTGGTCTTTTATAAGATTTATCTCATCTTCAAGCTTTTTATACTCATCTTCTTCATTTATTCTTGCACCTCTGTTAGATAAAAACAGTTGTGCGTCTTGTAATTTAGTATTTGCCTTCTTTTCTTCAGGAGTGAAAAACAGCTTATGACCATAGCTACTTTGATGGAAAGCTAAAAGTCTTTTACGCATACCCGATAGACCTTCTCCTGCTAAATAAATAACATTTGACCTATTTGCCTTACACCCATAAAACTCTGTTCCAGAAGCAACAGCACACGCCATAGCTATAGCTATAAAGGATTTACCTGATTTTGGTTCACCAAATACAGTAATAAGTTTTTCTTGTTCAAAGCAACCCTCTATCAACCATTTAGGATTTTCTACGTTTAATATTGCTTCTTTGACTGTTTGAAATCTTAATGAACCTCTTGGTATTTTTTGCTCTTGCTTATTGATAAAAAGCTCAAGTTCTTCAGGTGTCTTAAAATAATTGCTTTCAAGTGCATCGTAAAGATCATCCTTGTCAGCAAAATCTTTTGGCGGCTCAACTACCTTAACTTTACATTTTTGCCTTCTAAGATGATCTGATAGATCATTTGCACATTTCTTGCCAGCTTCATCATTGTCAGGAAAAATAATAACCTCTCTACCCTCTATTGGACTCCAGTCGGCTTTTTGCCATGCATTTACGCCACCATGCCAAGTCACAGAGTCGCCTTGCCAAATCTTCTCAGCAGCAACTGTAGCCTTCTCTCCCTCATTTATTAGTATAGGCTTGTCTGGGTATTGGTTTTGAAAATAAATTGGCAGTAAGCCGTCTGGTCGCTTCATACGCCAATTACCATCATCAAGCTTGGTAAATGGTGCGTATTTTTGCTTTATCCAATGCTCTTCTGGAAAACGCATAACTACAAAGTCTAGAGAATATCGCAATGATATTATGGCTTCACTTTGTAGTTTGTGCATTTCTGCGTTAGAAATTGACTTAGCACCACTTTTAGTAGGAGGTTTTATACATAAAGGGGGTGGTGCTAAGTCATAACCGCATAGGTTGAGTATATCGCTTACTTCCCTATTTTCCCTCTTAATTAAATCTACTATACCACCACCATCGTCATTTTCAAAATCAAACCAAGTGGCACTAGCTATATTAACTACTAGCGAACCTTTGTTGCCGTAACGCCATTCGTCACCTTTTTTGACCTTTGGCTCGCCTAGTAGTTCTAAGACAACTTGTGGTGCGATTTGCACCCAATCAATATTAGAAGGGTAAGTCGTCATCTGTTAGCCCATCTACTGTACCTTGTTGTGTTTGTTCACCAACATCAACATTTTCCGCCCATTCAGGTATTACAAACTCAGTTTTTCTTGGCTTAAAACCAACAAAATCAAAGTTTATCTCAGCAGTTTTACCTAAACCAACCTGTATTGATTTTGCATCAACATATTTAAAGGTTGGCAAGTTTGGCTCTTTGCCATCTTTTTCATGCCAAAAAGCAGCTAACATTTTATTAAACGCAGAAGTTTCACAATAGCTAAATCTTTGCCATAGTAAAGGTCTATCTGTGCCATCCGTATAAAGCCATGTAGACATAGCTCTTTTATAGGTTTCATCAGGTCTAACCCCAACTACGCCAAAGTTATCATCCCACACAAAATCAAAGCCAGATGTAGGGTTATAAGCACCCCAACCAGACTGAAATGTTTTAGGATCAAGTTGCAGGTACTCGAATTTAACATTCTCATCACCTACATAGAATTTAAGCTCTCCAGCTCTAAATGAAAGAAATGATGTAGTAGAGTCACTACTACCCATCCCACCTAGTATATCAACCATAATACTCTCCTATTGGTTAATGTATA